GCAATCCCAACTCCCGCGGCTGCTCCAGCGCCGGCTCCGATAGCAGCTGAAGCTGCAAAACTTGCTCCACCTGGAACCCCATCTAAATCATTTGCTGTTAATAAATGTTTATCTCCAGTATTTAAATATTGAGACAATTCACCTAATATTGAATCATCTTTTTTAACTAATCTGGTAAAGTCTCTAAATGGCGGATCATAAAACAAAGCATCTTCAGCATTTTGACTCATAAATAAAAATAATCTATCTGCTCTTTCGCATAATCGCATAAAACTTGAATCGGTTTTTTTCTGTTTATATCTTTTTCTCCACTTCTTTTTCTTAAATTGAAACTTATCACGTGAAAACATTATTTTATATATATCGCCGGCCGGCCCTAAGGACGTATTAATATAATTTTTATAATTTGCTGGCGCAGCACTAAATCGTTGATCTAATTCTGATGCTCGAGCTGATAATGCCGGTAATAATTCCATTATATCTTTTTTGATAGAATCGATCGCCGCTTGGGCTGCAGCTTGTTGTCGTAATGTTAATAGTTGGTCTTTAGGGTAATATGCAATTGATCCTGCAGGCTCATATGGTTTTAAATAATCAATATCAAATGGAGCACCACCATTATTATAGTTGTTTAAATAATCTTCATACTCCTGTGGCTCTAATCTATCTACTTCAGCAATATGAGAAAAATCACTCCATCCGGGAGATTTAGCTTCTCCGGCGACAGCATTTTGATAATCAGTTACGATTTTATTGAAACTCGGAAATAAAGGATCTCCCGGTATCGGAACTCTTCCGGTGGCATAATTAAATACTGCTTCATAAAATGCTCTAATTTTATCTGTTTGTTCTTTTATATCACCATCTAAAATATTATCATCTTGAAATACTGATACTCCACCATTTTCAACCAATTTATTAATTAAGCCATTGGCACCATATAATCCTCCACGCAAAAATCCGGCTTCTAATGTACCACTAGTATTTAATATCGTTTCAAATTCTGCTCGTGATACAAAATCTATTCCAGATAAGTCAATATTATTAATGATTGCATATTCACGTAATACATTGGAAGAAATAACTTGTTTCCAATAGCCATTAATCATCATACGTATTAAAAATACCAGATCATCACTCAAGACCGGCGGTGTGCCGTTAGTTACTATTGTGTTATTATATGGTATACTCCACTGTAATGCTATTAATTTACCTTCATATTTAGCTCGAAGTTTTTCTCTATATGTTTGTTTTTGATATACTTTAGGATCATAAAATCCATTAATTCTCTGCGCCGGGACTATCAAATAATCACCAGGGTCTCTAAGAAATTGTGTAGCATTTTCATCTTGACCGGGTCTATAACCACTAGCAAATCTAATCCTAGGATTCCAACTAACAGACCGATCCAGGACTTGACGAAATCTAAACTCTTCTACTGGGTCAATAGTTCCGTCATTATCGGCTGTAAATTTACCGTCTAACTCTAAATCAAATTCTTTAGTTTGCTCTACTGTAGCTTCTTTTATATCACTATAAGTTTTACTACGTTCTACTAACATGACTTCTAATGTTTTATAATTAGGTATTGGTAATGCAGCACTGTTTTCTATATAAAATACACAAAAAGTAGATTTTACTACCTTATCTGGTTCAATGCCATTAGCCATTCTCGCATCAATTACAGCCGGGCCACGTTTTATATATTCGTTATGAAAATCAGGCGGATTGAGATTAACTTCTTTATTGATTAAAAATAATCCATCGGTCCTAGGAGCTGATATAACATCTTCGTCTAAAAAATATTCCCATTCATCTTCTAATATATCGTCTAAGTCATCATCATCAATAGTAGGCAACATTTTATTAACTGCATACTTAGCATGTGTTATTTGTTCGGCATTCAAATCTAAAATTTGATTGTCATTACGATTTGTTAAATTAATATCATCGACTGATATTAAAGGCGGTTCTATTTTCTCAGTATTGGTTTGAGATACTCGTGTTTTGCCGTTAGCATATAACGGGTCATCCGGAAAATCTTCTCGCATTACATTAATTAATAATGAATGTAAATCTTCCGTCTCTACCTGATTACTATCTTCTCTATCTATAAATTTATTTGCCATTATTTAACAACCTTAAAATAAAATCTATCATCATGTATTTGCGTATCATCGCCATTATCTCTAATTACCTTTAAAGATATCTTATAATATCGTTCTGGTAAAAAAGTATTTAAATTTAATTTGAAAAAGCTGCCATTCGAATCACAAGATATCTGAGTAGCACTTTTTATAGTCTCATCAAATGGTATTATGACCTCATTAGTAACTGTATCTGAAACACTGTAATAACTAGTTACCGGTAATCTATCATTTGTTAAATAAAAAGAACTAGTTGCATAACTACTCACTGGAAATTCTGGACGGACGCCTATTCTAAATTTTGTTATGTCGCCGGATCTGTATTCTGGTCTAATATTTTTTATATAAGGCACATACATGTCAGTTGCAATTTCATTAAATGACCCCGTACCGGATAAATTGACATCGTTATATGCAACTTCTAATCTAGGTAAAAATATGGTATGTGATTCTCTTCCAAAAAACTTAATTGTTCCTAATATAGATCCATTTATTTCTTGATCATATTTTCGTTTAATCATAAATCCATTATTAGCAATATCACTATCAACCCAACGTTGTACTATATCAGTAACATTCATTCGAATGTCTGGTGATTGATTTTGAAAGGACTGACTAGCTTCATATCCTGAACCTGTCATCCACGTTCCGCCTCCTTGATTATCAAACACTCCTGGATTGTTATAACTAGCAGCAGATCCAGTTGTCCAAACAGTACCAGGATTTTTTGCATCCTTGTAATGCCAAGATGCACCATTAGTAGTTATTGGAATATCTGCATGTGTTCCATTTCCATTACTCCATGATTCAGATATTGGAAATGCTTTAATAGTATATGATAAAGGAAGATCGGATGCATCTGATGCTTTGAGAGTTAGAAAGACTGAAGATGAATTAATTCCAGTACCTATCGGAGGTATTTTTCCGTTACTAACATCTGCTGTTATAGAAGATATCTGTGTTCCAAAATCTAATAATATTCTTGTATTAGTAGTATTTGCTTGTATAATACCATTTAACTTAGAGCCAGAACTAACTTTAGTTAATTCTAATATCTGATCTATTCCAGTATTTTGATCTGGAAATTTTTCATATAATGTCGTATCTCTTTCTGCGAAATATAATTGATACATTTGTTTCCTTAATTACTTATTACTTTTCCTTTGATATCCGAATTAGGAAATCTTATTTCAAATATACTAGGGTCTAAACTAGGATATACAATATTATTCTTTGTAGCTGTTTCAATATCATATAAATTACCTACATATCCTTTTGTCAAATCATAAAAATTAACAATTTCAAATTTCGGTACGCTTTGAACTCCCTCTGTTTTATCTACCTCTGTTACTAAGTTAGATATATTTAATGGCATATTAATTTGCATAGAATCATTTTCAAATAAACGCTTTAACAAATCAATACATCTTAATAAAACTTCATTACTGTTATATCTAGGTAAAGGTATAATTTCAAAATTAATTCCTATATTAATTACGTGCGCAGATTTTATATTTAATGCATCTGTTAGCATTCTGAAATTTGATAAATAAGTTCTTAAATTTTGTCTTAATGCTACATTTAATGGTACAAATCTTTTTTCATTATCATATGCTAATGTATATAAATTTAATGCCATTGGATTAGAAATTGTTTCGCGAGGATATGATACATCAGATGAATCTTGTTGTGAATCACCAATTACATATGCTTTGGCAACAGATCCAAATTTCTTTGGCATTGAATAACAACGTACTATATAATCTTCTCTAGTTATTGCTCTATTCTGTGCTGCAAATGACGCCATTGCACTTTGTCTCAAACTTTCTATATCCTGCTTTTCTAGCCCACCAACAGCTGGGACTGGATTATTTACGGCAACAGTACTTTTAACATAATCTAAATCGACGCCGGTATAATTAATACTATCATTATATGATATAGTATCAATTGTATTAATTGAATTAACAACAACATTATCTTTTATTCCGCCGCCGACTGTATATGTAATAGTTAATACAATATTATCTGGGGCTAATCCATATGTACGTGTTTTTAAAAAGTTGGTAGGATCTACACTAGTAGTAGTTGTTCGATTTAAATATTCTAATCCCATTCCTACATTTTTCGGATTTGGTATTAATTCTTCATCTGCGTCCGAGCTTATTCCTGAGCCAAAAACTAATTCTGTTTTATTATCATCTCTCAATCTCGTAATAAATCTCCTAGGAGTCCTTTTTAATTTTAATATGTATGGTACTGTTGATTTATATTCAGCTAAAACTTCGTCATTAAATTTAATATTTAATATGTCATTAAAAATAGTATCTTGTGCTAAATAATCTACTTCATGCCATTCATTTCCTCTGTTATCTATCATTGATACAATGTCTATTATGTTAGTATCTGGTAATGTAATTTTATCATATGCTTTTGGGTCACCGAATGAATATGTAGATGTAACAATTTCTCCAGACTTAACTGGCACTTGTTTTTTAAATAAATAATACTGAACATTGCCATCTGCATCTAATTCATATACAGATACATCTAAAGGATCATTCGATGAATCTACATTAAAATCTACATTTTCTAATGTTCTAAATAAAGTATTATTGCCGCCTACTAATCTTGCACCTTCATTGACATTTAATGCATATCTATAATCCGGTTTGGCGTTGGCACCGGATCCTATAGCCGGTATTAATTGAAATATATCTACCATACAATTAGCCGGAGAATTTAATTTTGACTTAAATCCAAATAATTGAGCTAATTGTAATACACTGCTATTTTCTTGTGCACTACTTAATAAATTTTCTTTAAATGATTGATCTGAATAAAATGAAAGAACATCTCCTACATATGATGCCATTTCTATAAACATCATCCCTGGAGATGTTTCATTAAAATCTGCGTATGTATCCGGAAAATAATTTTTTGCAAAATTTATTAAATTCTGTCTAAATTGTCCGAAATCTTTATTTAAATATTTTACGTCTTTTTTTATAAGTTCCATTATTAATATCCTCCACCAATTGGAGCTAGTTGCAATTCTACTTCTGCCGTTCCTCCGTCTTGTACTATCACGGAATCCGGAGATGCAAAAATTACTATTTCTTGATTTGCTCCATTTTCAGTAACACTAAATGATAATCTAATAGCAATTTGCTGATTATCAATATTTCTTACAATTTTTAATTCGTTAATTTTAATATACGGTAACCATTTTTCAATATCAGCTGTTACCGTCTCTTGTAGTTGTAATTCTAAATCAAGTGTACTATTTTCAAATAATGCTGCTTGTATATTAGTTCCAAAATCTGGTAAAAAATATCTTTCACCTTTTCTAGTAAGTATCAAATTCTTTAAATTACTTAATGACTGTTCTTCGTTTGTATATGAAGATACAAACACGCCTTTGCCGACAGATGGATCTGCGTTATATGCAGAATCAATAGATCTAGCTCCTCCGGCTGCTTTATTTAGTGGCAACAATATGCCCAACGGCTGATCTGGTGTATCATTATATGGTTGATATTGGTATACTTTTCTAGACAATTATTTGATTCCTTTTTTCTTGTCAATTGCTTTCATCAATGACGAATAATCTTTTGTCATTGCATTAACAACAGTAGCAACATTTTTATTATTTGTATCAACAGGTTTTCCTTGTATGTCTGTTAATGGTGCTGTATTAGGCTGTCCAAATGACTCTGCCATTTCACTCTTAAATGACGCCATGGATGGATATTCTTGTTGTGTATTACCCCCGCCATTGAAGCCAGAAGTTTCATTTAGTATATCATTTAACATAGTATCTTTAACATACTTCCTGACTGGTTTAGTCGGTGTATTAGATACCATATTAGATAGATCTAATCCATGAGTCATTGCCTTTGAATGATTTGTTTTCTGTTCAGTTAATACAGATCTTAATTCTTTACGTACAACTGATTGTACTTCTTCTCTTATAACTTTACGTAATAGTTTTACGAATAATTCTGATTTCATTACTTATCCTTTTTTATAAATATCATTGTATACTAATTCAGTTATGTTATTCCGTTAAATACTACAATAGTAATTGGTGGTACTGAACCCGGTGGCAGGAATCCAATATAAATTCCTATAATTGTTGATAGATGATTACTAAATGCTTTTGTTAAATTAGTTGCTGTAGCCTGGGGACTATTACTTTTAGTCATAGCAAAATGCAAATCTTTAGCCAATAATAATGGATTCCCTGGGAATAAAACAATAGGACTAGGTATTAATACTACCGGATCATTAGCTACTGCCTGACTAGTTATTTTAGAATATAATGAGTTAGTATCAACCGCATTTGCTCCACTACCATCACCGAACAACCCCGGGGGGAAAAGAGCATTTGCTGTAGAATTATCTTTTGTAAAAACACCCATTACAGAATTAAATTGATCTTCACTTAAAAAGAATCCAGCTGGTACCGGGGCTACACATGGAGGTGCCGGCGGGAATGGACTAATTAACACGCCTACACCAGGAGTCCAATATTTTACAAATGCTAATGCGGCCGGAAGGAAATCTGCTACTGTTAGTCTTCTATCTTTACCTCTGTTAGCACTTAACATTTTATCTATAGCATCACGTAAAATTTTTTGACGTAGTGGCCCATTAAGTACGGGCTGAGGTGTAGGCCCCGAACCATATTTAACTGTTATTGGCGTAGTTGCTACTGTATATGCTGCAGCTAACATCTTAACAAATTGATCTTGAGATAAAGTCCCTTTAGTTAAAAAGTGAGTTACTGTTTGTTCGAATGGAGGCCAAAGCGCTGGCATTATTGCTTCATAAGTTTTAATTTGGTTTGTATGATTGTTGCAGCTGCTAATAATGTAGGATTGCCGGTAGTCGGACCAACGCCGGTTAAGTAATTTGATTCAGCACGTGCTGTCTTTAATATTTCTTCTAGAAACTCATCAAATAAATCAAAAAACTTATTCATTTCCATTGCCCATGTCGGTGTTGCAATATTCACATCTTCATTTGCCGATAATATAATATTATCCTTACGTGCATTAAATAATAATCTATCAGATGAAATTATTACTTGAGAATCTGAATATGTCTTTATACTACCATTATTAATAGCACTTCCTAATTTTGTTTGTGACGAATCGATATCAATTTTTTGATCAGATGTTAAATATATTAATGATTTATCTGTCTTAGGATCTTCTATTGTTAATTTAGCTCCTATTTGCTTATAACCATTAGTTAACATTAAAATAGGACTTAATACATCGCCGCCATCCCATGGAGTATTTGTATTTTCATATGTTATCTTTTCCTGGGCTTTTATATTATTAGAAGAGAATCTGATAGAAGAACCAAATCTAGAATAAATTATTTTATCTCCTTCATACGATTGTAGTCTAGATATATCCGTATTATCATCGATTGTATTAGCCTTTTTCTTTTTCATACCCTTTTCATTAGTAGGTACGGTTGGAGGTGATGATGACTGTATACCCGGCATTTTATTTTCATTAACTCTATCCCAAAGATTTAAAATTTGAGTATAATAATATTGATGTTTTTGAAAATATGGATCTGCATTTTTATCTAGTAATTGAATAATTAGTACATATTCGCCCACCAAAGGAATTTCAGTGATATGAGGATCTAAAGGCATAGCTACTTCTACCGTTCTAGCCTTCCTTCGCACATTAAATAGTTTAAATTTAATTGCTCCTTGAGGAAATGGTGATTGCGTTTTTTTACTCTCAGTCTCTTTAAATGAGATCAGATTGTTTACTACTTCCGCTGCTAGAAACGTCGCCATGGCTATCCTTATCTTGTGATTGTTTTATTATTTTAATTTCATTTTCTGCTTCTTCTAGAAGTCGATTACGTTCTTCATCAGTCATTCCAAACTCATTGCCATCATCATCTTTACTAGTAACTGAAATTATACGTTGGACTACTGCAGCTAGTTTAACTAATGCATCATCATTTTTTACTGACACTTCTAGGTAATCTTTTAATATAGGAGCTATAATAGTAGCATCGCCTATATTTTTGATATGAGGCTTAAGGTCTTGTATCAAAGAATCTATTTGTCTAGATTTCTTTTTTGAGTTATGGTATACATCTTTCATTAGATCCGAAAATGTAGTACCTGCAAATAATTCATATTCATTCATACAATCCTTTTAAATAAATATAAGAGATTAATATTATGAACGAAGCCTACCAGATTGTTGATAAGATATTAACATCTTTGCAAAATCTCTTCTCATAATATTGATTACTTTAGTAATATTTTGAGTTTTTAATCCTGTTCTTTCACGTATTAAAATGTAAATTGCTTTTTTGTTAAAGTTTTCTATATTATCTGCCATTCTAAATAATTCAACAACAGTATCTGCTACTAGAATATCTCTTTTATTAGTAAAGATCATATTCAAATTAGTATCATACCAATCACACCATAGTTTAACAAAATCTCTTAAAGACTCTTGATAACTGGTCATTGACATTTCATTTACTACATCACGGTGCTCATCAATTTCTATTGTATCTGCACGTCTTTTAAATTTTACATAGTTCGAATTATTCTGTATGATAAGATAATTCTTAGCAATAATAGAAAAATATGAAAATGCTTTACCTTTACCTTCTGTAAATTTAGTTATCTTTTCATTTAAGAATGCAACTACTTCACATTTAATATCTTCATATGGTACATCAAAATAACTAAATTTAAATGTATGATATATGTTTTCTACTAACTTATTAAATGGATAGTCAATATATTCTCTATAAATTTTATTACGCAGATCAACATCGCCGCCTGTTTCTTTATTATAAGCTACAATTGCTTCTTGTGTGATATAAGTAAAGTATTGTTTTTTACTAGGCTTACGACCTCTTCTAGCACGAGGAGGTAATGTCTCTTCAACTTTTACCCATTTATAAAATTCTTCTATTGCGTTCATTAAAATCTTTTATTTAATTTTTCTATTATATCACTTATTTCTTTAAATACATATCCTGTCTCATCATCAGCTTCAAACGATCCTAATCTGTCTATCTGCTTTAAATGTGAATTAGATTTATTTACTTGTGATTTTAAATCTTTAAAAAAAATATAAAAATCCGTATTTGATTTTTCTAGTTCTTCTACATAATCTTCATTTGCTTCTACTTTACGTGATAAATTTATAATAAATAAAATAGAACTTACTAATAATACTGATAAAATAATTACTGCCTCTTCCATATTAATCTCCAAATAATTCTCCAAATATCTTAGATGCATCTACTTTACTAGCTGCTTCGGATAATTTAGAAGGTTTTTGTTTAGGTGGAGATAAAGTTGGTTCATCTTTTACCCACATTTCATATTCTATTCTAGCTGCCATTAAATCAGCTTGATGCATTACATACGGTAAATTAATTCTTAACTTAGATTCCTTCATTCTGGAAATAAAATAAGCCTTATTACTTTCATCATATAATCCATCAGTACACTTAATGCTTATCATTTCATTAAATGATATTTTAATATCATGATGTTGTAATAACCATATCGATAAATCATTTACTAATGCAAATGGATTATTAGGATTGACTTTAAATATCTTGCCTTGATTCTTTCTATGCCATTCTGAATCGTTATGTATATAAACTTCATTACCATCTCCCGGAAATCCTATTTTACCTAAATCATGATTCAGTGCTACAAATACTAATTCTTCTTTAGTATATCCACTCATGTCTGCACCACTAGTGGTCCATAATTTATATACTTCTTTTGCATTTCTAATAACCCGTAAGACGTGATCTACGTAACCTCCTATGAATGCATTATGATAATGATCGACACTAGATGCCGGTGCAATACTTATACGATCTTCATACTTATTATAAAGATTTAATAATTTTTCTCTCCTATCTCCGGAGAATTCTGTTTCAATTATTTCTAATAATTTACTCCAATTGATTGATATTTCTTCTGCTGTTAAACTCATTTTTTTATATTATTTGATCAATTACGCCATATTCTAATAACTCTTCTGGCGTTGCAAAAAAGTCTGTTTTCATTTTATCTTTCCACCAACTAGCATCTTTTTTAGTTTTGGTTTCTAATAACTCATAGACAATATTTTCTATTGTTTTTACATTATCTACATATGCTGATATATCTCCCATCTTACCACCTATAAAACTAGATGATTGATGAAACATTACTGATGAACGTTTACTTGACATTCTTGTTCCGGTACCATGTGCTAATAATATTGCTGCAGCTGAAAATGCTTTTCCTCTACATATGGTATTAACTTTAACGGAAAGTGATTCAATATAATCAACTAATCCTAACATGTCATATACATCTCCTCCGTCAGAGTTAATTATAACATTAATAGGATCATCTTTTGTTTTTTCATCACGATTTGAAATAATAGATCTTACTTTAATCATAAAATCTACCATCGATTCACTTGTAATATCACCATTCAGGTAAATAACAGAATCATCATAATCGACTAAGTTAGATAATATATCTGATAGTTTTGAATATGGACTATCAATATCATCTTCTTTATCGTCTTTTTTAGTTGTAGCCTTTGGCTTTTCTTCATATAAACTCATACCTAAATATAATAACTTTTTTTCGTAAAGGCAAAGATTAAATGAGCTTTTTTAATTGTCTTTCAATTCTTTTAAGAGATGACTGATTTGATCTGATATCTTTTTTAAGTATAGACTTATTTAATTCTCTACGAACAAATACCATCTGTTCAGCTAATTTATTTTTTAGATCTATTTTTTCTTGTTTAGATAATTTCTTTTTAGATTCTGGTTTTGGGGTAGGAGGCAATGTTCCTTTTAACTTAGGTTGTTCTACACCTTTATGAAATACAGAGCCATCACTGTGTACAAATTCTTTCATGAACTGCCATCCTCTGACTCTACCTTTAGATATATATCCTTTAGATATCTCCGGTGGAGCTGTAATACTTCTCACACAACTATTACATAATACTGCTACACTAGTAGCACTTATTAATTCATAATTTGTACAAGTAGTACCTTTATAATATTTATTGTTTGGATTACTATTACGACATATCATAAATCGTTCTCCATTACGTGTAACTGTTTTATATTTTATTTTTTCTTTTTTCATGACCAATATGCATTTGATGTTCGTTCTAACGGATCCTTTTCACTTTGAATAGGTTCCTCATTTTCTTCTTTATATATATTTTCTTTTTCAATAGAACCGGAAGTATAATGTAATCCATCATTTCCGTTTTGCCCTATTATATCTACTCGTTTTTCAATTTGATCTTCATCCCATTCTTCGGCATCACTAGGATGTGGAGGTCTAAATCCATCCGATGTAAAATTATCATATTTTTTACTATCAGATTGTAATTNATCGAGCCAACCTTCTTCTAATTTTTGATCTTTATTAATAGTTGTTTTATTAGATACCAATTCAAATGCTTTATTAGCTGATATTAATAGTAATACTGCTAACGGATCAAATACAAATATAAATGCCAATACAAAATAATTAACTATGTTATCCATATCCATATTAGTTATTTTCGAAATATATTTTAATGGACCTACTTCTGCAACTACACTGTTATTAGTTGCGAGATTCAATATCTGTACATCTAATTTAGTAACCGAATCAGTTAATGATTCTATTTTTAAAGTAACTTTATTTCTTTGTATTTTAAAATCATTAAGTTGTCCTTGCAATACCTTTCTAGTTCTAGATGAAGTAGTAGTAATTATTTCTCCAGAGACTTTATCTCTATATTGTATTTTGTTATTGGATAATCCTTTTGTTAATTCAGTTATTGAATTAGCTAATTGGGACTTCTCATTTGAATAATCATCTAATTGTAATTGATATCTAGACTTTTTCATTTCAATCATTGATACTTGTGTATCTAATACTTTTAATTCGTCTGATGTAGTTTGATATGCGGACGTTAAAAATCCATATATACCTAATGAAGTTATCATCATCAATGTGACAACAGCTGTTGTAAGATATATTTTTAATAATACATTTAACNTTTTCCAGAAACGATGTAAAAATGTTGCTGTGATTAATTTAGATAGTTCTAATGCCGTTGCCATAATTATTACGGCATTGGCTTGTGCTGAAAATAATCTACTTAATCCAAATATACTATAGTATGCTGCAATGCCGGCTAAAGACAAAGCGGAAGTTAATACTATATATGGAAAAAAGTTTTTCATTCATTAGCTAATTGTTACTCTGTCAAATACAAATTTTAATTTTCTTCTTATCTCTGTCAATCTACGTGTTGCTTCATTTGTATCAACTGCTTGTTTAGATGCTAAATCTGTCAATATGAATATCATATTATCAATTTCATCTAACTCTCTTAAAACGTTATCTTTATCTTTCATAACTTATCTTTCTTTTTTTTTTTGTATAAATATCACGATACTTAAATACTGCCAACTCTTTGGCTTTGGCTTCCAATACAACATCTATACGATGTCCGTAATTTTCTATAGGATCTAAAACATAATCAGCATGTGCCTGTTCTCTTATCTTGGAAAATTCTTTTTTATACTTTGCAAATGTAGGCCACTCATCTATCTGATCCCATTCTATATTATGTTTACCACATACTTCTGCTAAATAATTTTTTTTCTCAATACGTCTAGATTCTGAATAGTGACAACATTGAACAACATCACTCGGCCATGTACTACCTGCCATCTCTAATGCTTCATGTTCTGTTAATTCATCAGTATGAAATGTATGATGAAAATAATCAAACGTAATAGGAATACCTATTTTCTGATGAAATAATTCATATAATTGTTTAACACTGTATAAACTAGGCTTATCATCATTTTCTACAACTAATCTGGCTCTACATTCGTCAGATAATCGATTATAACCGTTAATCCAACGTTTAGCAGTAGATTCTCTATCACCATATGCACCAGCAATATGTATATTGATCTTGTTATCATAAGAGGGAGTATATCCTAATAGATCAAATAACTGTGAATGTCTTTCTAAACTAATTATAGAACGATCTACTACATCCATTGTAGGAGACCCTAATACATGAAATGGGCCTGGATGTGTAGTTAAACGATGCTTATGTTCTCGAGCATAATCTCCGGCAGCACGTAATGCTTCACTTATCTCTTCGTAATCAGGTAACTGATGTAATTCATATTGATCATGCCAAGGAAACAATTCAGAACCTATACGAAATAATCGTATCTTATTTTCTTCGTTCCATTTCAAATAATGAAGTAAGTCTTTAGCATTGGCTAACGCTCGTTCACTAAGTATTGATAAATTATCTGGATACCATGTTGCTTTTCTTGCTGTTCTTGAAGTAGTTACTCTACCTCCTAATTTTTTAGGTCTATTAGTAAGTGTCATATTGACACATGCATAGCCTATTCTTACTTTATCTTCCATATCTAAATATAAGTATAATATCTCGTAAAGGCAAATTATTCTGCAACTATTTCCACATAATCCATACTATCACATAGATAAAATATACCATCTTTTTTTAGTATAGTGTTGACCATGAAATATTCCTTAAGATCATCTGAACTAACGTTAGTCGGTAACGTTGATTCCTTTATTGTTCTTTTAAGGACGAATCTTTGTCCATTAAATTCTAGATGTTTAAACCAATAACTCATAATGAAAGACTGCGGGTCTATTTAATTTATTTTATTGTAACTGTTTTAGGTTTATTATCTTCTGCTACAGGTGCATGCAAATGTAATAATCCATTTTGTAACTTTGCTTCTAATTGAGTAAGGTCAAATCTTCTCGAGATTCTCCATCCAAAATTAAATGCTCTTTGTGCTATATTACGTTGAATATATTCAGACTCTGCAATATTACTAGATTCTTTTTTATATTCAACTTTTAAAACATCTCCCTCTATAGTGAGATTGATATCTTTTTTTGTTAAGCCGACGCATGCAATATCAATATTAAGGCCGTCATTGGCCTCATATATATCTACTGGATGATTGACTCTGATTTGATTGAAAGGAGCAAAATCTCCTTCAAGGTCGAAAAAATTCTTAAATAGAATGTCGAATGGCGATGTGCCGTATTGTGTTAGTGTTCCCATAATTAATCTCCTTAAATGATTATATATTTTATTAAACTTTAGTTTTAATGTAATTAAATGACCCGCAGTATCTTTCAATTACTTTATATAAATATACTAATTTTCGCAAATCGGCATACTCAATCTTATTATAGAAAATGCTTTAAAATATTTGTAAATGTCTAAACTAGTTTTCTTTATATCATGTTCACGCGTTATTATATGACCATCTAACCAGATATTATATACACATTTATTAATAGTGGATAAATTTTCACTATTAAATGTAATAATATCATCGTAAGTTGTTATACAAAGTCTATGACCGGCTACTAATACATCTTGTACATTTGCTAATCCTATAGGCGATTCGTCTCTATATTCTTCTAATTTAGCTATTTGTTTTAACATTGCTCCTCGAGGACCTAATTTAACTGTATCATATAGATACTCTATTTTATTAGGTTCATCTAATAAAATGAATAGATCAAAATCTTCTTCAATTATTTCGAGCTCGTTAAATTTCATTTCACTTCCTCTATACTAAATATTTTTTTAAATTCTTCTAAATTAAGATTTTTAATTTTACTAGCTTTAATATAAGCTTCATCTAACGAATGCGACTGAACAATACCAATTTGTTCTTTATGTGAATCTTTAATATTAAAATATTTAAATTGCTTCATTTTATATAAATATTATTTTAGCTTACCTAGGAGTCCAATCTGATAAGATCTTTCTAATGCTGCTCGAGCCTCTCTACATGTCTCTTCAATTCTTTCTAATTCCTTAAAAGTTATATTAAAACTTTTATTGCCAATTATAAAATCACCTATAGGCTGATAATCATTTCTTGTACGAAATTGATCAGCGGTTAATGTTTTAGCTATATCAAAATCAATACCACTATATAATTTTCCAAATCTTTTTACTCTATCTTCATTGATAGCGTATCTACTATTTACACTCATTTTTATTATTTTTTTATTATTAAACAAAATCCGTCATCAGATACTGAATGATCTAATATGACGTTCTTAAATTTTCTTTGTGACCAATTCAATATTTTACCCGGGTCATGTTGTATTAATCCTTCTGTATATGATATCAGAACTACTAATCCTTTTGTTGCATGTTTATACATTTTTTCTATAGTATCACATGCATATGTAAAATCATCTCGTTTCATGTCGGCATCATATCTTAAATTACATGAGCCTATATTAATACACCAATCTTTAGTGACATTTAAAGGTAACTTAAACCAATCTGTTAATCTAATATCTCTATCCGGATCAATTATCTTACCGGCATCAATTAATGGGCTATTCATATCAATTCCAGTATATTCAACTTCTCCATATTCGGATAAATGCATTACATGTAAATCTCCTCTACCACAACCAAAATCTAATAAACTAGATCCTTGTGGAATATATTGTAAAGCTGCTTTATATGTATCCCATTGCTGTTCACGTGTATTATAACCTACTGCTTCTGCAGAATATTGTAGATATGTATCATCTTCTTCTTGCATCGGTTGTACTCGTTCAGGCCCTGGGTTAACGATATCTTTATTATTGTTATTACCTTTTATCATTTTTTTAATTTTATCTAACATGTCCTATCCTCCGTTTTCTATTTTCTATACGTAATAATTTAGCTTCTAGACTTTTCAGGTCCATTCTTGTAGGGTGAGTTCTATTAAAATGCTGTGAAGTTTTACAAGCCAATGCTGCATGTGACCAAGCTTCTATCTCAGTATATACATTTGGCAAGAAAAATTCTTGTGCAATAGAATGATCATATTCCCCATCGATGACGACATATGCGCCGTCATCTTTTTTTGCTACTATAGCTTGAGGATATTCTTTTAATACTCTTTTTTGATTCTTATCCATGATTAAAATGATCTAGGACCAACAACTGGGAATGAAAAATCCGAACATTTCTCATAATGATCCATATCCTTATCAACATATTCGTTGTAATTGGCTCTAGTATGTCCTAATGAATTATCTATATATAATTTGCTAGGTTCATCTGTGTTCTGCATGAATACTGCAGTTAGATTAGAGTCTATAGAATATTTACTTTTTGGCTTATCAATTTGTACCAAACAATATCCACCTCCTCTTTCTGATCTAACATCATATCCTAAGATTTGATTTTTCTTTTTTCTTACATTAGTTACGATACCTACATGATTCTTATCTTCGATACGCATAACAACAATATTACCTTCAGTATATGCTATTCTCATTATTATGAATTTTGGGGTTGATTCTCGATAACTTTACAAATTCTTGTATCCTGGACTGCTTTGACTTCAAAGTCAACTCCACTGTCTAAGAAATCTTTGTTTACTAATGCCTCTGCATGTGTTACAGATGTTGCATTAACTAGATATTGCTCGGATACATATTTAACTCCCTTAGGAGTATCCGTAGCCACTTTTACTTTTGCTATATAATAACTCATATTTATTTTTTTAATTTAACTTACTATAAATATAAGGTAGATATATCGTAAAGGCAAAGCTTTTTGAAGCTTTTTTTATTTATTTTTGAAGATTGCTTCTAAGAGCATTACTGTAACAATTAGTACGCATCCAATTGTTAATATTTTTATAACGGCCATAACTTTAAATGTTTTTAATTGAAATAGAATTTACAATTACATCATTTTTTTTAGATAATCTTTTGATAATTTAGATAAGACATTAAACATTGCTCCCATATCATCCATTGTATTATAATTACCATCTTCATATATCATTTGTAAATAAGATTCTAAATCATCTTGTGCTACATCTGAACTGGGCCATTTCGCTACAATGTTAGATTTTAGTGGACGATAGACAACCTCATTTACTGTCTTGTCGTTAGACTCATTATGTTTTTTAGCAACGTCATTTAATGTTGGTAACGGCTTACCAGGTGTTCTTTCCCAAGCAAAGCCTTCTAGTAGTGTTTTTAATTTCATATCTGTCTTTATTTTTGTGGAGGTATTGGAATAGCTCTTCTACCACCTTTGGTTCTTAATGCTTCTAATTGATCTGAAACTTCATTATCGGCTCTCATTTGCAACATTAAGACACTATCATTGCCTATAGTGTCTTCTATTGTTTTATAAATATCATAAGCCGAATCTGGATTCATAGCTGCATTTTTTGCTGACTTTAAAGCACCTTCTAATCTAGTAACAATTTCTTTTCTTAATGCATTACGATTCATTGTTCCAAAACCCACTACATGTATTTGTGGATCAATTGGATCAAAGTCGTCTGGCTTAAGAAGGCTACCATATTTAGAAGTTTCTTCATTTAATATGATATCAAGTTCTTCATTGATCATATTAGTTAATTTATTATATAAGTCATTATTTTTCATTAGTTCCAAAATATTAATTTAGCTATTACTCCTAATATCACTATCCATATAGACCATATGGCTTTATTAGCTTTATTTCTAAAAGTAGTATTTCGATTAACTTTTGATATAGTACCTTTATTAGGATCTAACAATGTTTGTTTTATCATTGATATATCTGATTGCATTTTGATCTGCCCATCTTTAAGATAATCCATATCTTTCTGAACCATCTTTATATCTGTATGTAGTTCAGCATTAGTTAACCGTTGTGCCATTTAAGCCTTTTTAGATTCAGCAACTGATTGTTTACGATATTCAGTTACTAATTTTTTTAATTCGCCGATTGCTTTTCTAGCTCTTGTTCCGGCCGCTCTATTACCTTTGTCCATAAACTTAGAATGATTCTCTGTAAATTCAGTCCAACTATTTTCTAACTCTGTATATATTTCATTTGATGTCATAACATTCCTTTTTTTAATAAATATGATATAATTTAATAATGAATAGCTTCATCTTGCTTAATAAAAAATTGTTTATAAAACTCCGCCTCTAACTGTTCTTCATCAATCACATCTAATGACTGAAAGATTAAATTCCCGTCCAGATATACTTCTCCTATCAATGAATCATCATCAACAAAATATTCTATATCCTCACCGGAAAAAGATTCGTTAGTTTGTATATTCTCTAAATCTATCATTTTACAAATAAATATTGACTAACCATTAATTAACCTTATTTATTTAATAATAATTTTGATTTGGTAGTATGTATATGTTCTACTCTACAACCATCCATTGACCATGATATACGTTTACGTAATTCTTTGATATTACGTTTATCACGCGGATTAGGATAATCACAATACATTGGATATAATGTAGATGTACGTACTGATCGTTTCTCTAACTGAACACGGTATGTATGTTTATACTTGTACGGTTCTTCCGATATTGTATATTTCATTAATATCTGTATTTTGTAAAACAATTGTATCGTGATATTCTAGACGTAATTTTTTTTGCCTATTACTAGCTGCCTCCAATGTATCAAAAACTTCTGTTTCAAATTTACTAGAAACTTGATCACGATGTGCCACTATATATTTCATAATTATTTATTTAATTCTTTTTGTACTTTTGTCCAATACTGTACAGTACGTTTACGTTTGTATCCTCGAGGGCCGCCATTCCAATTTCTTGCAATTTTTTCATTAGTAGATTTCATGTGATGAAAGTTTTTCCATACATAAAACATCTGAATTGACTTTTTTCTGCTCCAACGATCTTTGTTTTTAAATCTCGTAGTGTTACCCAGACCCTTTAATATCCGATTGACTTCACGAACCATTATAGGCCTAATTTGTAGGCATCCTACGGAAGGAATTACCAAATGTTTGTCGCCTACACAACTGTCTTTGCCGGCACTTTCAACTTGTATTAAAGAATACACAAGACTTGAATCTTGTATAATGATAGAATCTTGTACAACTTCAACTTCATCCGGTAAACAAAATTCTTTATTTTTATTATAATCAATCATGGATCCGAATAACGGTATCGTCATGATCAATGACCATATATATATTGTTTTCATAATTCCTTTTAATTAGCTACACCACATTGAATTACTTACCCATGGTTCAGCATATTCATCTGCTAACTCTACAGATTCACTTGCCCCATGGAAAGGTAATTTAAATCCTAATTTCTCACAACCTTCTTCAAACTCAGCATGAAGGTTATTCATTTCAATGTATTCATCTATAGTGATAACTGGATTATTTGAGTTAACATTAAACATTAATTCTGAATCATATGATGATTTACTATTCCAATTTTTAGTAACTTGTTCTTGTAACTTTTCTTTATTCATATTTTTTATTAATTAACTATATTTAAAGATAAGGATAAATTTTCGTAAAGGCAAATCTTTTTACAGCTTTTTTACTATATTACTACATTTTTCATAATCTTCAATACTTTCAAAATAACTTAATAATTTGCTAGCATCATTATGATCGGTAGGTAAATAAAATTCTTTTTGTTCTGACAATTTATTATAGGTAGTTTCGCCTACTAACAATTGATATGCATTATTATATGATTTTTCTATATCCATATTATTTTAATCCTATAAACATTTCTTCTATATATAACTCTTCTGCCATTTGCTTTACATGCCAATATGGAGCAACTTCTAACTCTTGAAAAACTTCTTTCTCTATATCATATATTGTAAAGCCTGAACCATAGCCACTAAATGTAATTGACTTCTGAACTTCTTCCATTATACCATTTGAATGTATACTCCAATCAGAATCTTCAAACTTCATATCTTGATCCAATTCTTTATAATCTTCTAAAGCAGAAGCATAACCTTGTTTCCATAATTTTGTAATTTTCTTTTTTAGATCTTCTAGGACTTTATCATTCCAATCATACATTTCCGATGACCATGGCTTTGTAATTTCTATTCCGTATTTCTCTTTTATCATATCTCTTATTTTTTATTAATTAACTATATTTAAAGATAAGGATAAAAGCTCACGATTCCTAATTTTTTACCAGAAATGTTTGAAAAAAGTTTAATATGTTTTATGATGTCCGTGACCTAGGACTTTACGGATTCGACGCTTTGAAGATTTATCACTATAGCTCTGATAAGGTTTACTATAATTAAATTTCTTTGTGATTCGAGCTGACCTTTTTTTCGTTACGGGAGATTGATCCATGCCTTTGTGTAAAGAACATGAACTCACGATAAATAATAAAAGTAATAATTTATATCTCAAACCCTAGGTTGAATATAATTAATCTGAAACCGTGATTGGTTCCGATGCATGAACACTTATATAAATGAAGTAAAGTGAATTTACCTAATCTAATTCTTATCTCTATTTTATTAGCAGACTTGTTTGATGCCGACCAACTATTGATCCAGTTGATGCCGGTATTGGTTTTCTTGGTTGCTTTTTTCTTTGCCATTTGTTGTCTTATCTTAGTAGGTGTTAGTGTCATAATTAATAATATATATTAGTGTGGTTTCAAAAAACTTAAAGAAGTGTGGTTTTAGGATTTAGACTTGACAGGTTCATATCCAAGGTCCTTACCATCTTTATCATCTCCGTCATAAGTGGACGGATCTGCTTTGGAACCCATTTTCTTGCTCATAGAATATTTGTGCTTATCAATAAAGTCTTGATCAACTCTTGCATTACCAGCTTTAACTGCTTCCTTAGGATCAGTAACTTTCTTGTAACCAGTATCCACAGTATCTTCATCCTTGCCAGGCTTATCAATTTGCCAATCCGGATCTCTTTCATAGCTATCACCAGACTCATCTGCATAAAAATCTTTTTTACCAAAAGGCCCAGAGGGCCATGATTGTTGATCATCGGGAGAAAAGATGTTGGTGTCCACTTCCGACATTATTTGTTTGACAATTGTTTTGAGTCGTATCATTACATGAATCTTTGTTTGTCGACTCGTGCATCAATTTTAGCCTTCTTGGCTTTCAATTTCAAGTATTCAGCTTCTTGTCTCATCATTTTACGGCCATACTCATCTGCTATAGATCCACCTTCAGGTTTAGCCTCTTGTTCCATGTCAGCAAGTGTTTGAGCCATTCTTTCACGCATATCTTTAAGTTCTTGTTCCACATAGCTTTGATCATCTAACAGATCCATATACTTGTCAAAGCTTAATTTACGTATTTTGGCATCCTTCGGTTTGTAATTAGGAAGTTCTGCTTTAGTAGCTCTAAATGCCATTAAGATAGGATCATTCATATCTGTTGCTTCATTCAAAGATTCATCAAGTTCAAGAAACTGTTTGGCTTGTTCTTTGTCCATGGAAGACTTGAACATGAAAGCTTGTCCTTTTTGATCCCAATCTAGATCTGTTTTACTTAAAGTATCGGTTGCATTTTTCAGATCCATAAGATCGGTAATACCTGCCTCTTTAAAAGAAAGTTGCGTACCCTCTGTTATCTTTCCAGCTTTGAACATTGCAATCCATCTGTGACTATTAAACATTTTTGGTCCTTGTATTTTTACAGCATTTGCATACGCATTTGATACCACATAAGCATATTGGNCATGTATTGGTATCTGCTGGGGTTCTTTTCATTTTATATAAATATGCACCTTAAGGGATAGCTAATCCTGCTTATAGTGTATTATGTGGGTTANAATGGCACCCACTATAACACCAGTAGCAAATACAGCTAATAGACTGAATAGGATAGGAACATAAGGAAACTCTGAGACTAGTGCTAGGATTACCATCTATAGATATATATGGAGTGTTGCCCGTTACATGTAAGGTATTTGCATCTTCTGCGAGATGAAGGCTTTGCCTTATCCTTTGAAAACCAGGGGCTATAGGCAAAAAGCTTTGTTCTCGAGAAAAATATATATATCACCCCCATGAGCACCAATATAACCTGGTATGTAAGGCTAAACCGGTATATCCCCTATTATGGGCGGTTTTAGGGCGATATATGGGGTTATAGGGCTGTATTGGGCAATATACCTATGTATAGGCTGGTATGATATGGTATGCCTCGGTTCCGAACAGTATTGGTGTTTTATTGAATCTCTCTGTATAAGGTATATGCTCTCTCTTTATATAAGTGCTCGCAACCTGCTTCTGCATATGCTTCTTCTTGCTACCGTACATCTATGATTTGCCGAACAGTGCAGTAGAAGCCTTTCGACTTCTACCACTAGAGATATGATTCCTATTTGACGCATAGGTGCGTATTCTTTAATCTTTAGGCCTATAGTTACGTTCTTTTACTCTGGCAGCCTAACCTGAACTCATATCCTTTCGGAGAATCCACTCTGAACAATGATCAGTTATTCTTCTGGACTACAAGTAAGATCCTTTTTATGCTCTTTATACTATAGGAACAACCTTATCTACCTATGCATCCATAAGCGTGGTTCTCTATTAAATTTCTTATCTGCTTCTTTAATGGACTCTTCATATGCCATTCTTGCATTAACCAATTTACTATCTCTCCATACTGGAAACAACGCTGGGTGACCAAATGGTTCAGCCTTTAAATAGGCAACCTTATCTTCACGGCTAGCCTTTATCCAAGCAACCTTTTGACTAATACCTAATGCAAACAACTCTCCACTAAAGAACTTACTCATCTCTTCGGACTTGCAAGTTTCTCTCTCAACCCATTTCTTGTTAAGAAGGGTGGTATCCAACCAATAAGCAAATATATGCTTGGTCTTCTTACCTTTATCATTCTCGGCATCTCCTATACTAAGGCTAACATGCTCATTAAGGTTATACTTATCTAACTCTAAAACTACTTTTCGGAACTCTTCTTTTTGTTTACTATTCATATATCTTATTTATCAAAATTAAATACTGTTACAAATTCAGCACTATACTTCCTATATATAGCTTCATCATCTTTGGACCATGGTTGCCCTTTTAATCTTGCAAACAACTTTTTGAACTCTTCAAAATCTCCTACTTCTATCTTTTTATCTATCATATCTCTTAATTACTTATATATAAATATAAGGAGAAAATACCGTAAAACCTAATTTATTTCAAGCTTTTTTTCTAAGAATACAAATTTTTTCCATATCCTAATCCTTTAATAGACAACGTTTAAACGACCCTCTAGCCTTCAAAGGAATATATACTGTATATGCAGAGATCCTATAGGATATTGTATGGGAGAGGCTATATAAGGTAAAATCTTTATACGTAAAAAAATAGGAACTTCAATATATATACGTAACCTCTTCCCACCTTTCTTCCAATACACCGATATCTGCTTTGAAAGTCAAACCGATTTGAAATATATTGTTGTGTATATTACCTGAGAATTACAATGCCAGGATACATACAAACCACTAGGTAGGACAAACCGCTTTGTAACTCAAAGAGATTTGATGCAATGACAAGACCAATTATTGTATGCTCTTAATGCATTGATCAGCATAATACTCGGCATACAAGCACATCATTTCAGTGGTTCCTTCCCATTGGTTGT